CGACGTCAAGCAAGCGGTCATCCATTTCGTTATCGGCCTCGTCAAGCAACGTGGTCAAGGTGGCATCGTCATCGGTGAGACCGGTGAGCCTGTTGCCACTACGCCAAAGGCAGAGAACTCGGTCGAGGACTTTGTGATGGCCTACGACCTACTCAGTCCGTTCCGTGTCGTCTGGAGCCGAGCGTAATGTCACGCTCTACAGTACGGGCCGCCATCGTGTCGTATCTTGAGAACGCCGGCATCACGTCTCTGTCGACCGTCAAGCCCTTCCCCGCCAAGTTCACACCGGAGATGGAGTTCTACGCCGGTGAGGACCCCGGCACTCAAGAGGGCGCAATCATTTACACCTTTGTCAGTCGTGAGTCAGAAAAACGCATCGCTCTCGGTGGCTCGCACAGCGGCAAGAAAGCGGTGGAGTACGAGTTCGTGCTTGACTGCTTCTTTCGCTCGACCAAGCGCAAGACCGAAGATGTCGGGGCCGACAACGAGACCTTTCTCGACTCGCTCATCTCCGCCATTAGGGCCGACCGCCAAGCCGGTGCGCCGACGGTCATCTTTCAGTGGGGCGAGGGCATACTGCCCGGAGGTAGCGACATCGAAGTGACCTCGTACTATCCGCGCTTGCTAAATGGCGCGGGTAGCACCACTCAAGTATTCTCATCAGTACGAGTGGCCGTGGTCGAGATACTGACGGCATAAGGAGCGACATGGCGCAGTACGTCTACAACGGCGAGGAGACCTTGACCTACACAGGCATCAACCTCGGTGGCTACGCACTGGTGGCGGTCCCCGGACAGACCTACGAACTCGACGAGGCCCCAACCGACAACCGGTGGACTCTCGTTGCCCAAGCGGCCCCACAGTCCACGCAAACGGCCCCAGAAAGCCCTGTGGCGGCCGCAACGACCGAACCTACCCAAACACCTAGCAACTAAGGATTGACATGGCACAGGCCTTTCTCACAGCCAACTCGTATCTCGGCCTCGTCGTAGAGGCAACGCGAGGCACACTCAACACCAGTGGCTCGCCCGTCTACATCCCTGTCACGTCACCTCAGTTGACGCCGATGCAGAAGTTCATCCGCGACGAGGCACTACGTGGCTCGCCCAACGTCGTCTACAACCAGATTCAGGGCGTACGAAACGACGAATACTCGTTCAAGTCGTATCTCTTCGCAGACACCGGTATTCACCTGCTCCGCTCGGTGTTGGGCACTGACACCATCAGCGGCGCATCCGCTCCATACACCCACAAAATCAACTTGCTCAACGCCGCCGCAACTGGCTCACAGCCACCGTCATACTCGTTGCTCGACTTTGACGGAGCCAACGGTTTCGTTGTGCTTGGTTCTCAGGCCGACACGTACACCTTGACGTTCGGAGCAGAGACCGCCGCAGAGGCCGACGTGAAGTTCATCACCAATCCCTACACGTCGTACACCGCCGGCTCAATCCCGACTCCGTTCGCGGCCACGCCTACTGAGTCTGGTGAGTTCCCAATCCCAGCGTGGGACACAACCATCACCGTTGGCGGCACTGCCTCTGGTGGCACGGTCACTGGTGGCACTGCGTTCACCTACATCTCATCGGGCGAACTCACGATTGCCCGCAAGACCGCTCCTATCTTTACGATGGGCACTCAGGCTCCGTACGCCAACTTCGCCGGACCCATTGAGGTCAGTGGCAAGTTCACCGGTGTCGTATCGACCACTTCTGACCCGTGGAGTACGGGCACGTCAGCCACTGCTCTGACACGCGCCAACACTCCGCTGGTCATCACACTGACTGACCCTAACGACATCTCATCGTCGACTAACCACTCGTTCACGTTTCAGATGTCGGCCGTACAGTTCCAGAACGTCAAGCGCACGCGTGGCAAAGAGTTCGTTGAGGTCGAGGTCGAGTTCACTGCCAATGGCAACGCCAATGACATTGGAGCCGGTTCAGGTTTCTCGCCAATGCTCGCCACGGTCGTCAACGCGGTCAGCACGGCCGCATAGTTTTTGCCGTAGCATTACGGCAGACACCAACAAGGGAGAGACATGCCAGCAATCAACTTGCCCAACAACGAGTCGGCGGTCATCAAGACACGAAGCGAGTTGTCAGAGCGGTCAGTACGCGCCATCACAAAGTCGTTTATGACCACCGGCGCAATCGTGGCCAAGATGACCGAGCAAGGCTTTAAGGACAACGACCCGAACACGTGGCACATTTGGAACGACCTCGACGATGCCGACGTCAACAACGTCAACGCGTATCAGGCAGTCCTCATTCTCAACATGGTCAAGTCGTGGACCCTCGGTGAGTTGCCAACCGCAGACACTGTTGAGGACTTGCCGAGTCCGGTCTTTCAGTCTCTGGCCGCCGCGTGCGCCAATGAGTTCAACAAGGTCCTCGACTTCTCACCCGACGGAGCAACCGACCCTTTAGTCCCTACCGCCGGCTCGACCGATTAAGGAACGCGCTGAGCGGTAACGCGGTTGAAGTAGACGCCGAGGTTGCGGCACTACACAAAGAGGCCCGCTACCGCAGATTGTTTTCAGTCACGCATGAGGAGTACCTTGACGAGCCAAGCGAGGTCATCGACTGGTTGATTAGCATTAGTCGTGTTATCAAGGAGACCAGCGGTGAATGAATTTACGGTACGGGTCCGAGGCGTACGTGAGGCGAGCGATGCTTTTGCCGCCATGTCGACCCGTATCGAAATGGCCATGTTTAAGACCGTTCGTGAGTCGACTGCCGTTTTGGAGCGTGCCGCCAAAGAGAACTTTCGTAGTCGCAAGGGCGGTCGCAACGACCCAGCAGAGCCGCCACGACCCACGCTACGAACCGGCAACCTTCGCAACTCAATCAAGTCAGACGGACCTACGCGAGTTGGCTTTGCATCATTTAGCGGCCGTGTCGGACCGACGCTCATTTACGGTCGTCGTGTCGAGTTGGGCTTTAACGGCATGGTCGCCGGATACACAACGCGCAAGGGCGCGGTCGTCGGACCCAAAGAGCAACACAGTCGCAAGTTCCCCTACTTGGCCCCAGCCCTAGAGGAGAACCGCACCACCATTTCTGACATCTGGACCCGCAACGTACGAGAGGCAATCAAGGGCTAATGGACTACATACCACCCGTCGTGTTGGACATCTTGGCGAACTGGGAGAGCGTCAAGGTAGCCACCGATGGAACTATTGAGAGCATTGAAAAAATCAACGCCGCTGGTGACACCACTGGCGCGAAGTTTGGTGCGCTCGGCACGAAGATGGCTAACGCGTTTTTGTTTGGCGCGGTCGGTGTTGGCGCGGCGGCAACTGACCTTGCCTACAAATACCAAGAGGCACTAGACCAGATACAACTGCAGGGCCATCTCACCAATGCGCAGATGGGAATCCTTAAGACCCAGATACTCGGCGTCTCGACCGCCACGGCAACCAGCACCGGCAACATCGCGTCCGGATACCTACAGGCAACGAAGGCGGGACTGACACTCAGTCAAGCACAGCAGGCGGTTACGTCGTCTGCGCAGTTCGCCAATGCAGAAAGTGGCGACCTCAACTCGACACTCCAAGCGGCCCTCAACATACAAGCGATGCACATCGCAGGGACGAACAGTGTCACTCAGACCCTCGACATCTTTACCAACGCAATCAAGAACTCTCGTCTCACCGCTGACACCTTGAGCCAAGCGATGAGCGGCCGCGCACTATCGGCCTTCGCCGCTTATCACGTCGACCTCGCGACCGCGACTGCGTTGCTTGCGGGCTTTGCTAACCAAGGCATGAACGGTGCGCGTGCCCAGATGTCGTTAGCAACCGGTCTCTCCGCTTTGGACAAGCCCATCTACTCAGTCACTGGCAAGTTGTCGACCACGGCACAGGTGTTGGCGGGATACGGAATCAACGCCGCCACGGTTGCTGAGGAAGCCAGAAAGCCCGGAGGCTTGCTCACAGTCATTGGCCAACTCAACCAAGCGTGGCAGACCAATGCCAACGCGACCGAGCGGGCCACCGGTGAGGTGTCGTTTTTCAATCAGGTCTTTGGCTCGTCTGGTGGTCGTGCTTTCTACAACCTCATCAGTCAGTTGCCACAACTACAAAAGTTGCGCGACATGATGATGTCACCCGGAGCCACCAAGAGCGCGTTCGAGACGTGGCTCTCATCACCGGCGGGTACGTTGTCCAAGTTCAAGACCACGATGGAGAACGCACTTATCCCGCTCGGTGATTATCTGTTGCCGAAGGCTCAGGCCGCCGCCCAGTGGGTCACGTCTGTGATGAACCTTCTCAATAACAACAAGGGACTCGGCTCTGTTGTCACGTCGTTGGCCGGAGCAATCCTCGCCGGTGTCGCCTCGGCAAAAGTCGCCAGTGTCGGAATAGCAATCGCTGAGGCGTTTGGCGCAACCGTTACTGCCGGACTTGCAACAACCATCGGCTCGGCCATCGCGGTCGGAATCATGACCGGCATAGCGGTGTTAAACGTTGGGGGTCAGTCAAACTCCGATTACGCAAAAGCCCACGCCGAGTGGCAACAAAACAAAGCCGGTGGAGTAGTGGACATGTTTAGCCTTTTCGTCAACACGCTCACAAGCACGGCAAACAACGCATTTCTAAAGTACCTACCCGGAAGCCCACAGATACCACAATTAGGCTTGCTAGGCCCTAACATGAACCGCAACACCGGACTCAGTGGATTCCCCGGCAACGCCAGTTCACCAAAGAAAACAACACACACCATCAACGTCAACATCGGACGCGGAGGAAGCGGGGTACACTGATGTCAACTTTTGAGGCAGACCTCGGCGGAGACGACACCGAGTGGACTATCAACATCGACATTGAGTTGCTGGCTAGTGCCCTCGCCGCTCACCCAGCGTTCATGAAAGCGGTGGCCCAACAGGTACGAACCGTGCAGACCAAGCAAGTGCGAACGATGGGCAACCTCTACGGTGACACCGCCCAACGTCCAACGCCGCCACCGACAACGAAGCGTCGTGTGTCGTGACGCTTGAGTCTTTACCACTGCTCGACGTCTACGTCGCTTTCTCGTCAAACAACTTTTTCGGTACGAGGACAAACTCGCTACCCGGACCCGGAGCCTCAAACTCTACGTGGACCAACGTGTCTGCCTATGTCGAGGACCTGAAAACACAGTCCGGCAAACAGCACTATCTCGACCGCGTGGAGGCCGGCACTATGTCGGTGACACTCAACAACCGAACCGGTGCTTTTTGGAACACGGTTGCTTTGTCGGTGCGCATGCCAATTGCCGTGACCGCAACATGGCCGCAGACGGGCGGCACTCAATACAACGTGTTCTTTGGTTTCATCGACTCGATTGAGGAGAAGTTGCTCGACCAACTCAACTCCGAACTCGTTGTCTCCGCGAGCGACTATCTCAAGTTCTTGTCACTACGTCGCATGTCATCGGCATCGTTTTGGCCTACCTATGCCAACAGCACAAACACGCGTCGTTGGTATCGCCTCGACACAACTCCGTCGGCGGCCGTTACTTTCGGGCAGGCCATCAGCACCACACAGGTGACGTACACGGCAGTCAACACGTTCACCGCAGGCCAGCAGGTCACTATCTCTGGTCTTGGTATCCAGACGGGTAGCAATCTCAACTTAAACAACGTGACAATTGCATCGAGTCCCGCACCATCAGCCACCCAGTTCACTGTCAACACCACCGGCATTACATCAGGCTCAACAAGCACCGGCTCTGGTGTTGCGTATCGCACCTCAGCACCGGACCTCGGCAGTGACAACGCGGGCGGCACGCTCATTGGCCAACTCGCGTTCCAAAACTATGGCGCACTCATTTACGACATCGACAACTGCGTCGACCTAGCCAACGGCTCGACCACTGGTTCAGGTGCGTTAGCCATGCCCATAATTACAACCGCCATCCCAGCCGGCGGCATCGACTTTTGGATACTCGGTCAAAACATTACGCCCGGAGTGGCTTTCGCGAAGTTCTGGGTCACTATCTCAGGCACACCTCAGCCAATGTATTTCTCGGTCAACTTTCAGGGTCAGTTCACCGTCACGGCAAACGGCGTATTGCAGGCAACGTCGACCACCTCAATCACTGACGGGTATTGGCATCACATCGGTGTGACGCTCAACAGTAGCGGCAACCTTGCTTTGTATTGTGATGGCAACTTTGTAGTGTTCGGGACCAACGGCTCGCTGACGTCGTTTCACTCCAACGGCCAAGTCAACTACATCGGTTTCATTCCGGGGTCGGGCGTCAACACGGGCTACACCTTGCCGGCTTTGATTGACGAAGTAGTTGTGTCCACAACCAGCGTCACCGTCAACGAGGTCCTGAACCGATACCGAGCGGGGACCTTGCTCCAACTCGGATTCCCAGTGACCTCAACTAACGTTCCGGGGACCAGCACTACAAAGGTTTCATCGGGCGACCGTATCGCGGAGATTCTGACCCTCGCGGGCTTTGGTTCAATCTCTAGCGGCCAAGTCGTTCTCAACAACAATCTCTACTACATCAACGAGTCATCGACCGCTTGGTCAATTGGCACTGGCAACGGGTACGTCGACGTCGAGCCGTACTACTGGGACTCGCCGGTCACGACCTCATCGGCACTCGACTTGATACTCCAAGTCTGTGACACTGACATCGGGACTTTCTGGCAACGGCCAGACGGGACCTTAAACTTCAACAATCAAAACTTCTACGGCTCGTGGTCATGGAATACGTCGACCCAAAAAGGCACGTGGACACCGAACACCTACACGAGCGACACGTACCACACGTGGACCGACCAAGACGGGAGCAACACTCCTTACGTTGGCCCATCGACTCAGTTGGTCATTGACGACACAGACCTCTGGACTCTGGTGCGCATCACGCCTCAGTCCGGTGTTGCTCAGGTATACGAAAACACCTCGGCCGAGACAACGTACGGACTGACCGTGTTGGAGAAGTCAAGCACGGTTCACTCGACGCTCGACGCCGCTATGTCGACCGCTCACTACCTCGGCTACTTGTATCAAAATCCTTTGACCCGCATGGCGGCAATCGAGTTGCGGGCCGACTCCTCTGACGGTGCATACAACAAAGCGTTGTTCACGGTTGGCATTGGTGACGTCGTGACGGTCAAGCGCATCATGCCCGGACAGACCACGGGTACGACGTCGCAGATGGTCGTTGAGTCGGTGTCGCATAATTTTGTCGCAGACCCCGGACAGTGGAGTACGACCTTTATCCTTGACCCGTATCCACTCAGAGGAGCCGGCAGTGCCTAACACACCCAACACCAACTCAGCAGGCTTAATTCTTTCGTCGGCGGGTGACGGTAGCAACACAACTTTGTGGAAGCCCAACAACGTTGGTTGGTGGGTCGGCGGAGTCATCACGTCAGCCTCGGCCACCACGACTAACAATCCCGGAGTGACACTCCAGACGTTAACGGTTGGCGGCTACACCAACTACTTCGTCAACTTTTCTTTTTCGCAGGCCAACACCAACGCAACAACGACCGGCACGATTACGGCGCAACTGCTCGACGGCCTCGGTGCGGTCATCGGCACTCAAGAGTTAGGCGTCTACACCGCCTCTACCCGCAACGGCTGGGCAGGCTCGGTGGTCATCACCGCACCTAACTACGGAGTCCAATCGTTCACCATGACGCTCGCCGCATACGTGAGCAGTGGAACGTGTTACATCGGCCACGCTAACCTCACTGTGGTCGGCCTCAGTTAAGGAGCAACATGCAAGACGTTCGTGAGTTTGTAGTTGAGTGGGCCAAGTGGTTCGCTGACAACAAAGAGGCACACCGGTTCAATTACTCTGAGGGACCTGAGCGCATGTCTGCCATCGGTGTCTGGCCAATCAAGTTCCCCGTCACCTGTGACTGCTCGGCGTTCGTCACGCTCTGCTACTGGCTCGCCGGTGCGCCAGACCCCAACGGTCAGAACTACGACCACGAGGGCTACACCGGCACACTGCTCGGCAACGGGACCGAGATTGCGGCGGGTCACGTTGCTCCGGGTGACGTCATCGTCTACGGTCCGGGGACCGGTTGGCACACCGCAATTGTGGTCGAGGGCGGTGCTGACCCGCTCACAGTGTCAATGGGTCAGGCCGGCGACCCGTCGTACGTGCGCGTCAGTCAAGACGGTCGACTGCCTCAGCGTTATCTCCGTTTCAACCTTGAGGCCGTTGGCACTATCCGGCAACCTGAGACCAACAAGGTAGCGACCGCCGAGACCCGCAAAATTGCTCCGGTGGTCACAGAGGTAGCCAAAGCACCGTTGCGGGCCGTAGAGAGCGTTCTAGAGGGTCCTGAGCCAATCGTAGAGCCAGAGTCACACCAGCACGTCAATCCGGTGGTTCTCGTTGAGGAGTTAATCGAGGGCATCATCAAAGGACCGGCCGAGTGATTGCGTCTTTGTCATCGTTTAACTTTTGGGTCCAACTGATTGTCTCGCTCGGTTTTTTGGTTGGCATCATCTTTGGTGGCATCAAAGCAACCAACGAGTTCATCAAGTGGTGGCATCAAAAAGTTGCCGACGTTGCCCTTAGCAACATCCAAGAAGAAATCGAAGAAATCAAAAAGCAATACAAGCCCAACGGTGGCGCGTCGATGCGTGATGCCATCAACCGTATCGAGGCAACACTCAATCGTCTCGACGCCAAACTCGACTTGGTGCAGACGGAGTTGGACAAACACTTAGGCGCACACGAAGGTCTTTAACATGCCTCAATACACTCACCCGATAACGGGCGAAGCGATAGGTCTCGGCCAGCACATCAGTTGGCGGATACAAAACTCAATTCGTCACTGGTGGTTCATACTGGCCATCACCGTCATCACGCTGGTGTGTGTGACGTGGGGCCTACACGACAACAACGTCATTGCATGGTGGAACGTCTGGGCGTCGTACATGGCGTTGTTCATCGAGTCTGTGGTCGGCATCTCTATGTATCAGCAGACCAAAGCCGACGCTCAAGTCATCCGCAAAATCCTTGCGATGGAGACCAACCAGTTCAACGAACTCAAGTCGTTGGTCAAGCACATCGACCGTGACCTTGAGGCGTATCACGACGGGACAAATCAAGACAACGGGTGATAGCCTTTCGGGCAAACGACCAAAAGGATTCGCATGGCCCGCTTATCGACCACCGGTGCTAACGATGCTCTCGCCGGACTGCTAGTTCCGGGGACCACTTACAATCTCGCTTTGTTCGTGACTGACCCGTCGACGACTGGCGCGAGTGGTGAGGTATCCGGCGGCTCGTACGCTCGGCAACCAATTGTCTTTGGAACGCCATCGGGCGGTGCGCAACAAGGGCCAACGTCAGCAGTTGGCTTCACGAGCATGCCGGCACTACCGAGTGGCGTTTCGTACTTTGGTATTTTCACGACCGGTGGCACGTACCTCGTTGGCGGCGCACTTACTGGGCTTAACGTTCCGTTGTCGGCGGGCGCAACCGTGACCATCTCAATCAACGCCATCACCGCGGCCTTAGCGTAGACAGGACTCGACAATGGACTCGCTCAAGAACTTTGCCTACTCAACAGTCGCCACCGCACCGTCGCCGGCGTTGTCGGGAACCAGTTTGACCGTTGCAACTGGTCAGGGGTCGTACTTCCCAACCGCTCCGTTTGACTTGACATTGTGGCCATCGCTCGCTCAACCGTCAAACACCAACGCCGAGATTGTCCGAGTGACTGCCGTGGCCGGTGACACGCTCACTATCGTTCGTGCCCAATACGGGACCACGGCTCAAGCAGTGTCGGTCGGATACCAAGCGGCACAGACCATCGACGCAAACTTGCTTGGTCAGTTGGCGGCATTGTCGGGCGCATCGTTCACTGGTCCGGTCACGTTCAACACAACGACCACCGCACCGTCATCGGGTACGACGCAAGGCTCTAATCCTTTGGCCGCGCAATACAACGTGGTGTCAGCGACCGGCGCGTACGCAGTGACATTGCCGGCAATCTCAGCGGCGGGTCAGTTCGTCTACATCGACAACAACTCCGCGTACAACCTCACCGTGTACCCAGCAACGGGTCAGGCGATTGACGGGGCGGGCACGAACGGACCAATCACGCTCGCGCCATCGGCCTACTGGCTGGGCTGGGCCGAGACGACAACCAGTTGGGCGTCAGTGCTTGGTTCACTCAATGGCTCGTCGAACATCAGCGTCACCTACGGCAACGGCACAGTCACCTTCGCCTTTACCGGCACTCTACCCGTCGCTAACGGTGGCACGGGCAACACCACCGGACAGCCCTCTGGCTCAGCAGGCGGCGACCTCTCAGGCTCGTATCCCAATCCAACCGTTGCTCAGATTCAGGGCAAGGCAATCTCCTCGGCGCAAGCCACGCTCCTCTCCGAGATTGCCACCGGCACGACCTCACGCAACTCGTCTACAACTGTCGGCATCGGAGAAATCTCGGTGGTCCCATCTGGCACGGGAGCGATAACTTTGGCACTTCCTACCGCGCCAACAGGGACCAAGAACTACATCGTCAACCAGTCCTCAAGCACCATCACAGTCAGTGCCACCGCTATCGGTGGACCAAACTTGTTGGCTCCGGGAACTGCCGCCGAGTACGTCTCAACCAGCAACGCCGCGTCAGTTTGGGATGGCTGGATTATGGCGACAAACAACGCCACCGGCTCTGGCTCGTTGGTTTTGGGGACAAGCCCTACCATCGGTAGTCCGACCTTTTCTGGGTCGACAATTTCTTGGAACGTTCCATCAGTCGCGACTAACTCGCTTATTGCACCAACCGGTACAAACACACTGACGTTCCCCGCGGCCGGCACGGACACATTGACCGCCAATGCGGCAACTCAGACGCTCACCAACAAGACCATCTCTGGCGCGTCAAACACCATCACCAATGTTTCTCTGACCACTGGCGTCACCGGTGTCCTGCCAGTCGCTAACGGTGGCACGAACCTATCGAGCATCGGCTCTAACGGCACAGTCCTGACCGCCGTGTCTGGTGCGCCAGCATGGTCGGCACTACCAACCGCCACCACGCCGGTCACGAGTTACCTCGGCACAACCTTGTCGGTATCCTCAGCGACGCTCACCAACATCTTGTCGTTCACACTGGCAACGGCTGGAACGTACCTCATCACCGCCACCGCACTGCTGACGTACACCTCGGCGA